AACCTCAGCCCCCCCAATCCGTCAGCAATCTGTAAAATGTTGTAATTTACAGCCGTCACCCGCAGTTCTTTGGCGGGCAAGAAGGCTTGTCCACCGCAATTCAGCGTCAACAGAACCTGCTTGATTCGACTGAAATTGATCTGACCATGTGGCTTTGAAGACGCCGGATTGGCCGTGAATGAGTACATGAAGAAGTTGCGCTGAGGGAAGTTCTCGTAGTGGTTGAACGGCTCTATACTTCCCGCGTAGAGAGCGTCCGTCGTGTCTGGTGTGAAGAGGTCCTGGCCGTTGAAGCTGAGTCCAAAACTGATGACGGCGTTGTTTGAATAGTCATACGGGAGCTGGTTCGTTGGTTGGATCACGAAGAAGAGTTCGCGCACGGGATTCTTGAGGTCCAGGTTGAACACGGCGTTTTGGAAGCTGGGCAAGAGGCTGATGGTTTGGTACTGACACTGCGTAATCACGTAGTCGAGGCGGGCCCGCTGAAACCAGTTGATTTCAGGATCCGATAGGTAAACATAGTCGACGATGATGGTGGCTCCTAGCGTTGGATTGTTGACGGCTACGGCTGTCAACTCGGAAAAGTTTCGGAAGGTGACGTGAACCTCCACGTCATGTCTCCCGAGAGCCACGAGCGGCAAGTACAGTGACGGATTTCCGTAGAAATAAAAGGGCAAATTGACAAAGTATGTGCGGCCCGGGGGGTTGATGGTCGTGCCGGTGTCATTCTTACCAGTCAGAACCTGGAGGCCCGGCTGGTTTTCATAGGATACGTGGAGGTCGTTCCACAGTTCTATGGCTTCGCCCGTGAGGCTCTGGATCGTTTGGCCACCGATTTTGAGGTCGGCGGTCTTGATTGCCCACGTGCCGACGGAATCGTAATAGGAATAAACCTGATTAGCCGCCTGTTGACTAGGGCTGGTTATGGGGTACACGGAGATGAACGTATTTGAAAAAATGTTGGGGGCCGCCGTAGATCCCGCCACGGTGACTGAAACTGGGTAAGTTGCTGACGTGTCAGTCACGACGAGAGGAACTTGAAACGTATACGGGGGCAAGAGACCCACGCCAACCTGGTACGTCCGTGTGCCGAACGTGATGCTGGTCACCGGATCGGCCGTACACACCGCGCCGGTGAGCATGAAGGTTCCCGTATTGCTAAAGTTCAGGCCGGCGCTCGTATAGGATATGAGATTGGAAACTCCATTGGATGTGAAATTTGAAACAAAATCAAAAGGGCTCGTGAGGGTCGTGACGTTGGACTGGAAGGTCAATCCGTTATCTGGCAAAACCACAGTATCAGGTATATCACCCGTATAAACTCCAACTCTATTCACTATAAAATAGCTATTGGAGAGGATGGTGGTCGTCGTAGTGGTTGTGATGTTCATGGTGTAATCACGCGTCGCATCCGGGACGACAACGGGCAACGTGAATGCGAAGGTGGGATCGCGTCCCTGTGCAGACATGTCATAATCATATTGGAGATTGGAGCCTTCCCATATGGAGACGTTTGAAACGTAGCCACTGGTCAAAGAGAGGACACCGGTCACGAGGTATTCGCCCATTTGTCCGAATTTTATAATAGAATTGGGTGAAAGGGTCAGGCTCGTGCCACCTGATACAGCAACATTGCCGTACAACTGGATTCTACACGGATTCGAGTCCATGACGACGTCCGAACTAAACCTGTAAATTTCATCGACGGGGTTTATAGAAATATAGGAGTTGGCCTGGAGTTGGGTTCCAGTGCTCGTGACGTAGAAATAGTACGTGTTGGCGGTATTTGTGATTTTCATCGGGATGACGACGGGCATGGAGGGATCGGGGGACACACGGAAGGTGTAAGAGTATTCAAAATTGGGAACGACGGGCGCACCACCTTCGATCGATTCGGTGGTGCTCGACCCGTAGCTGAAGGTGGCCATGGAACCTGCGCCGAGTTCGAAACCCGCCTTGACGGCATAGAGGCCCGAGTCTGTAAACTGAATGCGGCCACCGGTCGTCACGGGATATTTTGCGGATCTATCAGCCGTCGTCCAGAACGCACCGGTTCCGGAGGTTCCTGCGAAATTGAGAAACTGTAGTCCGGATACGTTATAGGGCTGATTTAGGTACGCGAACAGACCAGTCTTGGTGTCGGCCGGAAGTGCGCCGGTCGATTGTACCCAGCCCGCCTGTTCGAGGGTAAAGTCGGCCGAGCGAGTGACGGTCGAAATGAAATTTGGTGAAGCGTTCGAAGGCGAGACGGAATTCGCCTGTAAATTGGACGTGCTATTCACGGTGTATACGAGGTTGCCGCTCACGGGACTGATGTACGAGTACGCCTTGGGATCAAAGCCAAAAAAGACGCCAGAGGCCAAGTACGAGCTCGAATTCTCAACCTCGATGGATTCACAGTTGCTAAAAATGAATTTATTAAAGGCGTAGTTGTACTCGACGTAGGGTGTGAAGGTGGTGGTGAGCCACAGGGCGGCGTTATTCGTCGAATAGGATGGGACGAAAAGGGTCGCTGTGAGGGTCGTGTTGGCTCCAGCCGTTGCTGGGGAGATGACACGCACGTGTGGTTCGTTCGTGACGACTGCTGGTGGGGTCGGCCAGGTCCAGTCGGCGCCGGGGTTGTTGAGAGCCGGTAACTGAAGTTTGAGCGTCAGGCCGCGCACGAGATCCCCCTTGGCGGGAATTTTACAGATGTTGTTCTGACCGTAATTGACCTGTTGATCCAGGAAGGGGATGTCGTATGCTTCGAGCACAAAGGGGGTGTGACGGCGGTACACTCCTGAGAAATATGTGATTTGGGGATCCCCTGTGAGATGTGCATCCTGTTGACCAATAGCCGCCAGCTGGATGTAGCCGGCAGACATTCCTATTAAGTTCGTAGAACTTAATTACCAGCGCGAAGCGCTGCTTCAATGAAAGACTTGGTCTAGACGTCCGCGGCGCTACGCGATAAATAAGTCCTGCGGACTTACCAGATATGACGCTTCAGCTCAGAAAGTTTGATCCGTCCAAGATGGCGGATGACAAGGTTTGCGTCTTTATAGGGAAGCGTGGAACGGGCAAGAGTACGCTCGTGACTGATATCCTGTGGCACAAGAAGAACATTCCAGCGGGCATCGCCATGTCAGGCACCGAGGAGGGTAACGGATACTACAAGCAGTTTATTCCAGACCTGTTCGTCTATGGCGACTATAACAAGGATGCTCTTGAAAAGATTATAGAGCGTCAAAAGAAGCTCTTGGCGGTCGGGAAGTGTAGCCCGGTCTTCATCCTCATGGACGATTGTATGTACGACAGAAGCTTCATGAGGGACACGTGTATTCGGCAGCTCTTTATGAACGGGCGCCATTGGAAGATTTTCTTTATGATGACGACCCAGTACTGTATGGACATGACGCCTATGATTCGTACGAACGTCGATTACGTGTTCGCCCTGCGCGACAACGTCAGACAGAACCGTGAGAACCTGTACAAGGCGTTCTTTGGCGTCTTCCCAACGTACGACCAGTTTTCACAGGTCATGGACGCTTGTACGGAAAATTACGAGTGCCTCGTGCTCGACAACACGTCAAAGAGCAACAAAATCACAGATTGCGTGTTCTGGTACAAGGCGCCCATACGACGGGGATTCCACGTGGGGTCGCCAGCATTTTGGCAGTACCATCAGCGGCACTACAACCCCAGGGCGGTCGCACAGCCGCTGGCCCCCGTGACCCAGCGGCGCGGGGGGACCGTGATCGTCAAGAAGGCGCGTAGTTAATTGATGTTTCTTTTCGGACACAGAATTAGATGCAGTCATACGACCCGAACGTTTCTGATTTGGCAACACCGATGCCCACGCCTCAAAACGAGGACACCCCCGGTAAGCGCACGGTGCCCACGGGTCTGATACGTGAGGCGCCCCCGTCGCCCGAAAAAAACCTAGACGAATCTCAAATGGCGGAGTTTTCGTCGTCGATTGAGGAAGTCATGCCCGGTCCAGGACAGATGATGCAGGATGAGGTTCAGGGGTCGCCCTACGAGCAGGCGCCACCCCAGAAGCAGAAGAGTGGCTCCAAGGGCTCGGCGGGTTCGTCCAAGAACCCATTCGGGCTGACGGACGAGCAGTGGTATGCGGCTCTGGCTGGCGTGGCGGCGGTCATCGCCTATTCCAAGCCTGTCCAGGGTAAACTGAGCACGATGGTGCCCAAGTTTCTGGGCGAGTCGGGGGACCCGACTCTGACGGGCATGGCGGTGACGGCACTCATCGCCGCCGTCATATTCTACTTTGCACGGCAGTTTCTCTCTGAGCGTTCTTGAAAGGCTCTTGATGTCCGGCCAGGGAAACAGAAGGTTTCCCGTCGGAGCGGAGCTCCTCCCGAAGCTGCGGCCGTCAAGAGACCGAGTTCCCCAGTGAAACCTTCAGTTTCACTGCCCATCAGTCTCTCACCGAGTCCCCACAATACTGACGCGTCCCTGATTTCACATACAGACCTGAGTCTATACAAATCTTCTTTAGTTTTTCAAAATTCTCCCAAAATTTGATCGAGTGATCATACTCTGGCACAGTCATGTGAGCCAACTCGTGTATGAGCACATAAAATGCCGAATTTACATCGTCTCCCTCCAGGCAGATGTAAATTTCATACCCCTTGTTGACGTTCGAACCTATGACGCCATCCTTCTTTCCATTGAGGCCCGTGATGATCGCCGGCTTCAGGACTGGCTTCCAGATCGGATCTTTGGTCTCCCTGAGAATATCGAGCGTCTTGAAGTACCTGTACTTCAGTTCCGTGAGCATTTTTGGTTCTGAATTAGTGAGGGCCACCAGGGACAGCAGGACCAGGGGCACTGCGAGTCGGACCGCGATATGAACAGGGTTCATCTCTCCTCCTCTCTAGCATTTACAAAGACAAATTTCGTATACAAATCCGAGATCAGCCCTGACGGCCTGGGAACCATGGGCTCCCATACGAGTTTGTCAAACCCTAGGGATTTTAGACGTTGAATGAATACGGGACCATCAAGCAAAGGTTCCTCCTTGGCCCCACTGGCATAGAAGGGGCCGTCTGACAACTTGACGGACAGGCTGTCACCTTTGATTTCAAATTGGTTTCCGAGTGTGTCCCTGAACCTCCCGTATTCGTTGGCCATACACACGGCCCGGTCCTTCTCGGGTGTGATGCCTATGAGAAGGCCCCCAGGTTTCAGAGCCACCTTGATCGCCCGGAGCGAGTGTTCGAGAACACTTTCGTCCGCAAAAATGTAGTGAATCGAAAAGTTGTAGCACACGGCGTCAAATGGACCCGCAAATGCCGCGTGACGAATATCCCCCTGTCCAAGGAACCAGACGTCGAGACCCATCTCAGAGGCCCGTTTCTCAGCCTCGTCGAGAGATTCGTGATCGGGGTCTATGGCCGCCAGACGAACACCCGCCGCTTTCCATTTCCACCAGTCACCGCCGCGACCGCATCCACAGTCGAGCACGTACGAATTTGGAGCGATCCATTTCTGAATCAATTGACGTTTGTAATTGTTGTGAGTTTTACGGAGGTCGGCCATTCGCGTTTATAGACTTAAAAGAAAAACGCTTGTATCTTTTATATGGGTTCACTCGAGCAAGACTTTCTGTCCATCCCAGGACAGCTTTTTGCATGCGTGTCGTT